CGGCACTTTTTGTGTCGAGAATGAAGTATTTACACACTTCCTCTTCTACTCTACAACATCCTTACTAACGTAAATCCGTCGGCTTTTGCAGTGCATCTGCCTGACGGTTATGAGATACTATCTCATGGATGTTGTCCAACTAAATACACCTATTAGCATAGGAACTCCAATGTCAATCAACGATCTCACTCTCCAAAAGAGAGTGCGTAAAGCCTTCAAGACCCCTCTCCGCTCACAATACGTGTGGCGGAGTGGTGACCCTGTTGTCTTTAACGATCCTACAAGGAAGATCGAGCTTGACCAGACCACTTTGAGCTATCGCTCAAAGCGTAGGCCGGAGGACGAGACGGACCCCTATAAGCTCATGAATGAGCTTAAAGTGGATCTCCGTCGTAATCCTCTGGACAATGGCCATGAATTTTACACACGAAACCATCGTGTGTCCATGGCCAATCCATCTGTAAACTACAAGTCGCCTTATACGGCTTCTGGTAGTTTCTGGGAACATCACGGTGCTATCTACCTCGGTAGAAAGGATCGTGATCTCTTTGGCGATTTGGACCAGTACCTTTACGCTCCAACGACCCTCAATGAGGTTCGTAAGCGTGGTGCTGAGTTCATCGCACAGACGATTCCTACACGCTCGCATGCGTCGGTTGCACAGTTCGCCGGTGAACTCCGGGAAGGTCTTCCAGACATTCTCGGGTTCGACTGGAAAAAGTCAATGAGCTTCCGTCCCGATAGGGACGGTGGCTACTTGGCTGCCCAGTTCGGCTGGATCCCTTTCATTAGGGATCTAACTAAGATGTTCGAGGCTGTTGTGAATTCACAGCAGATCCTCGAGTCTTATGTGCGTAACAGTGCGAACTTCGGTTCTACTGTTAGACGCTTGCGTGAGTCTGAACCGGAAGTCATCATCGTTTCGGATGACACGACTAATCGTGTTTACCCGAATAACGTTGAAAGCTCCAACACCTACATCGATTCATTGATGAGGGACTTTGGAGGACTTCCGTACGTGAATAACGTTCGACGCTTCCACACGAACACTGTTCAGTGGAAGTTCTCAGCTCGTTACATGTATAGCGTTCCTGAGGCCGATGGCCTCCTGGGACGCTTGCATAATTATGTCGACAAGGCTAATCACCTTCTCGGCATCAGGCTCACGCCTGACGTGCTGTTCGAACTTACTCCGTGGAGTTGGCTCCTGGACTGGCAGTCTGACGTTGGTGCTATTATGACCAACGCGACCGCCTTTAGCCAGGACTCGCTTGCGATGCAATATGGGTACGTGATGAAGTCAGAAATTGACGAAGTCACGTATTTGTCCGACCCATTGATGTTGGATGGCAACACGCCAATAACTCTGACCACGTCCTACAGGACGGAGTATAAGAGTCGTTGGCAAGCATCGCCCTATGGGTTTGGTACTGACTTCAATTCATTGAAGCAGAACCAACTAGACACTCTGATCGCCCTTGTTTCTAACAAGGGTGGCAGTAGTCGTAGACGAACACAGAACGGCTAATAGCGTTCTCGTCTGCGGTGATTGGAGGACACTGTCCTCCTCTTAACAACTGAATAACAACTGAAAAGAGAAGTGCCTTGTCTTATTCCGATCCCCAGTCCATCAAGGTTGGTACGGCTGCTGCTATCTCGCTTCCGCGAGTTAGCACCGGAACTAACACCTCGACTTACAAGTCGGGTGATGGTTTCGTCGAGCTCGTTCCCGCTCACGCCATTGGCGCTAAGCGGATTCGACGCTCGGACCGTCTCAACTACTCGAAGGTCGCACCTGACCCGCTTACTGCAGTGAACACGAACTTTGGGATGACTGTCAACCTTGTGGTTGACATTCCCAAGATCGGGTTCACGCAGGCGGAACAGCTTGCGATCGTGAAGGCGCACATTGCGCGATTCACCGACGAGCAGATCACCAAGCTTCTTGGTGGTGAGAACTAAAGATGCTTCCAATCGAAGGGGTAACCCTTGGATTGATCGTCATCTTGGTTGTCATGGCCGCTCCCCATTTCGGGAGCTGGAATCGCAGAGGGCGTCACTGACCGTATAGGTCTGTTGATCCCTTTGTGATAGGGTATTGGAGTAGCAAGGCTAAGGAACATCTAACTCTATTTAAGGAGCAGTGTTGAAAAGCCTAACTATTCTCGTCCAACAAGTTCTCGAGGAATCGGGAACTTGGTGTCACACTAGTACCGCCATGGATCTAAAAACGATCAATGGCCGTGTTGAAGACGAAGGAGTGTCGTTCTTAACGATCACTCTGCCGAACTTTGGAAAGGACTTCGAAAAAAGTCTCGACCAAGGTTTCGTCGCTCGCAATCTCTTCCAGGGTTTTTCTTGGAAGGGAGGTCTCCCCCGATTTCTCGGAGGTTTCCTCGAGCTTGTCTTCGACCGCGACAGTGGACGACTATTGCAACATCCCTCTATCGATGCAATTCGTGCCGTTCGTCAGATTACTCTGATGTGCGGCAAGGTCGAACTTGAATGCGCTGATTGGCGTATCAAGTCGGCTTTCGATAAGTATGTTGCAACGGAACAGGAAGTGAAGGATGCAGACAAAAACTTCCACTCTGACCGAAAGGATCAGTTTGGAAGGATTGCATCTATGCTCTTCGGACGCGTTTTATCTAAGGTAGATAGCGATATCTACTATGGTAAGATCGTCCCCAAGCATGGCTCCGGTTCTACTGCTGATGGTATTAAGGGAAACCTTAAATACCAGCAGACAGTTTGGACCGACCGACTCGAAGAGTACTTCCCTATGGGAGAGTACCTCACTTCGAGTTGGGGGTTGTTTCTTGACAACTCCGAGTCTTTCACTTCTCTGTCGCCTGGGTCGGAAATCCCCGCTAAGGTGATTTCCGTCCCTAAGACGTTGAAAACGCCTCGACTGATTGCAATGGAACCCACCGCTATGCAGTATGCACAGCAGGGTTTGTTGGAATCAATCGTGGAGGCTATCGAAGCGGATGACATCGCTAAGAACCTCATCAGCTGGAAGGCACAAACTCCGAATCAGGAGCTAGCTTCCAGAGGTTCCCGTAATGGGGACCTGGCTACACTCGATTTGAGTGAAGCATCTGACCGCGTTTCAAATCAGCATGTACGACACCTACTTCGCAACCACTCCCATTTTGCAGGGGCGGTTGACGCGAGTAGATCTCGAAAGGCTGACGTAGATGGTCATGGCGTTTTACGCCTTGCCAAATTCGCGTCTATGGGCTCAGCTCTTTGCTTTCCTTTTGAAGCTATCGTGTTTTGCACGGTACTCTTCATTGGGATCGAAAATGAGCTCGGTCGTACACTAACCATGAGGGACGTTAAGTCTCTCATTGGCCGGGTACGCGTCTATGGGGATGATATTATCATCCCTGTGGAATACGTGAGCTCTGCTGTTAGTGAACTTGAGGCTTTCGGCTTCAAGGTTAACACAAACAAGTCTTTCTGGACTGGCAAGTTCAGAGAGTCATGCGGAAAGGACTACTACGACGGACACGATGTCTCAGTGACACGTGTCCGGGCGTTGTTGCCCGAGCAGCAGAAGTCTGTTTCAGAGATAATCTCTACAGTTAGTCTCAGAAACCAGCTGTATTACGCTGGTTACTGGAACACTGTGGAGTGGTTGGACAAGAAGATCGAACGGTTGATACCGTTCCCCTATGTCCTCCCAACGTCTCCTGCATTAGGTAGGTGGAGTTTCCTTGGTCATGAGACCGAGAAATTCCATCCGACGCTACATAAGCCCCTTGTCAGGGCCGCTGTAGTGTCAGCAAAGCTTCCCAAGAGCAATCTTGAGGGCTATGCTGCTCTAATGAAGTTCTTCCTTAAACGCGGCGATTTGCCAATCGCCGACAGGAAGCACTTAGAACAGGCTGGACGGCCGGTGTCCGTCGACATCAAGCACCGGTGGACCTCTGCGATCTAATCGCTATGAGGTGTAGTTAATATAACTACGGC